GTATTTGCACCTATATTTTGTTGAGACAAAGCATTAAAACCTATTGCTATTGACCTTCCTCCAGTCTGTTCGTTTCCTAAAGAACCATATCCTATAGCTACACTTCTATCACCAGATGTTAATCTGTCTCCACTTTGGTAACCAATGATTACATTTCTTTCTCCTGTAGTCATATCATTACCAGCTTCATGCCCAATTAAAACATTTTCATCGCCATTTGTAGTAAGTGCATCACCAGCTGACTTTCCAAAAATAGTATTATCATCTCCACCATCATTATTAGATAGTGAGATTCTGGAGTTGTCATCAAGTACCATTCTTTTAGCAGTATCTGTCCAAAATTGAATATCAACAGTAG